GCGGAAAAAGTCAGCGTTGTCGTCGCATTCCATCCGGCGTACGAAACCGCTGCTCTGTTTCTTCCGGCGACTGCGGTACTGGTCTGATTGATTTGACCAGACCAAGATGCTGCGCTTGTAGTCGTGCCACCGGGAGTAGTAAAGATTGCAAGCCAGCGGCCACTCGCATAGTCGGTGCTAAAGGGGAAACAGTCGCTACCAGATACCGTTGGATTGTCGTATTCACCGCGCTCCCACTCCACGAAGTAGGTGCCGCCCGTGGTAGTGAATCCATAATCGGTGTTGGTGATGTAGCAGATATCGGAGTTCCTCGTCGCCTGACTCGCGCCTGTCGGGATGTACGAGGAGGCACCGGAGCCGGTTTCGATCTGGCATCCGTAAACGAGCACTCCGTTCGGTGCCTGTCCTGTGATGCTTGCATATCCGGTGCCATTCGAAGTACATGGAAGCAACACGGGAAACCAACTACTTGCGGTTCCGGTGAATGAGAACTGGAGGCGGAACCATCCATTTTGATACTTGGTAATAATGTTAGAGCCGCTCACTACAGTTCCAGTAGTGTTGCCCAAGGCACCATTTCCGCTCAAATCAAAGAAGGCACCGTGGATCGTTGCGCCTTGCTGGATATTCACCCAAATCCAGTTCGCTCCGTCAGCCTTTGCAAACACGGACATGGTGTAAGTCTGTGCCGTAAGCGTAAGCCCGTTGTAATAGAGAGAAGAAGCACTACTGATGCTTGTCGCGGAAAGTTTCGATCCGGAATTGTTTACTCCGTTCGGCCCATTACCTCCAGTAAAAGTGGCTCTTGCCACAGTTCCAGCCGTAAACCACGGCGACTGATCTACCGCTTCAGAGTATTGAAGTACGTTGCTCGCGCTTCCCTCAATCAGCAGTCCTCGCGGAGTCAGCGTGGTCGGGTCGTGGTCGAAGCGGGCGACGTTGTTGCTCATCGTCTCCACGAAGCCGCTGGCGTTGATCCGCGTGCCGGTGCTGCCCCGCGTAAACGTCAGCCCGCGAGCCGTGAGGTCGGCCGTCGCGGTCATCGTGGTGAAGTCAAGGTTGAGCGTTGAGCCGTCGCCGACCATGGCCTTTCGGAACATTGATGGGATCATGGGATGTCCACTCCTGCGGTCCGGAAGGTGAAGTCGGTTACGTGAAGGTTCTCGGTGCTCGCGTTGTCGTCGAGGTACACGGTGAACGTGCCCCAGGCATTGTTCGGCCAGGTGGCCGTGGTGGCGCTGGGCGTCGTGATCGTGCCGTGGCCGTTGGCTGCGTTCGTGAATGTGCCGTTGATCGTGCCCGTCGCCGTGCCGATGGTCCACTTGCCCTTCAGCGTGTAGCCGGTGCAATTGAATACCGCGCCCGTGTCGAGGTTGCGGACGTACACCGTCAGGAAGTGCAGTTCGCCCGGCCATATGACCAGGTTGACGATGGGAGTTTGGATCGTGACGTTCGGCATTACTCACCTTCCTCTTCGGTGCATCGGACCGGGTTCGGACGGTCGAAATACGGCCATGCGGTCCCGTCTAGGGCGTACACGACGTAGACATTCACCACGGCCGCGAGCGAGGTCGTAGGCCACGCAGAACCATTCCACACGCTGCCGACGGGCCCAATGGTGCTCGCCGGGGTCGTGATGTCCATGCCGTCCACGACCGTCGCCGTGTTGAAATACTCCCGCAGATTCAGGACCTCGAGGTAGTCGAAGCTCGAGCAGTTCGGCGCGGCAATTCCGCCGCCGGCGAGCGACGGCGGGTAGAACGCCTCGACCTGGTACTTCCAGCGGTTCGCTGTGATAAGCGTCGCCTGCGACACGCTGCACAGACCAAGCCGGGCGACGTTTCCGCCGACCACCAGCTGCCGGGCCCTGGCGAGCCCCTGCTGCGACGCCGATACCGTCCTCGAGGCGTCGGCCATGCCCTGCATGACGTGCCGATTCGCGCCCGCGTAGAGCCCCTTCGTGAAGATGGGCACTTGGTAGGCCATCAGGGAATCGCGGTCGGTACGGGTGCGGTCAGTTCCGCCAGCTGCGCGGCGGTGACGAGCGAGCTGAACGCTGCCGTCGAGGTGTACTTCTGGTACCAGAAGATCTCGTCGGCCTGGAGCACTTGGAAAGAGCCGTAAGTCGCGCCAGGCACCAGCACCGGCTGCCCGGTTGGGTTCGGTGCCGGGATCTGCTCGAGGTGGTACCACTCGTCGTGCAGGAAGGTATGGGTGATGCGGTAGTAGTTGTCGATCGGCGCAGCTTGGAAGCCGCGGTACAGGAGCGAGCCCTGCGGGTAGCCGATGAACGTGGCGTTGTTCCGCTTGCCGACGGTGCTGCTGTACGTCGAGTAGGCGGGCTCGGCCGACGGCGTCCCGCTCGGGAGGGTGCGATCCCACCACACTTCGACCGAGACAAGGGTCTGCGGGACCTCGTATTCGCGAGGGTTGCCGTTCAGATCGACCGCCGTGCCGGCGATGTCTGTAAAGCCCGACGGTGTTCCGTTCGTTGGCAGCGTCGCGCCCGATCGGTAGAGCGCAGCCTGGCGGATGCTCGTCGAGCGGGTCACGATGCAGAATTGCCCGGCCCCGTCCTGCAATGGCCCGCGGGTCGAATAGCGAATGGTCACACGCCAGGCGTACGTCCGCTCCATGAGCGGCGTGACGGTGACCTCGCGGCTGACCAGCGTCTTGTGGTAGCCGTCATTTTCATGGATGAATGAATTCGGCCGCTGCCTCGGCTTGGACACAGCCGCCAGCATGGCGACATGCCCGGGAAACGGGTCGAGAGCGCTTGAAGGCGTCCAGGTGACCGTATACACGGCCATCAGGGAGCACTCGTTCGGGAACGCATCCAGCTGGTAGCTGCGGCTTTCCTTAAACTCATCGACGCTAAAGGTGCCCATTAGTTGTCCCTCGCCATCTTCTCAATGCCGCGGGCCGTCTTCTCGGCATAGGACATGCCCCTGGCCGATCCCATGCCGCCGGCGAGCCCCTGCCCGCTCAGGAAGTCCGATCCGAGCGGGTTGAAGAACCGTGCGATCGGATTAGCCACAGGGTTCGCAATCGGCCCGCCTCCCAGGACTCGGCCCGGATACTCGCGCAGCCGGTCGAACATCTCGGTGAAAAAGCTCTTGAAGTCCTCGGCTGCGGCCTGCGAGCCAGCCGGCGCAGCCATGAGGCGCTGTGTTTCCGACGAGATCGCCCGCTGCTTGACCTGTTCAATGGCCTGCATTTCCGACGCCATCACAGGACCGAGCGCCATGCTTTGGCGCATCTTCGCAAGCTCGGTTTGCATCTGCGCGGCCCGAGCCTGCGGCGAGAACCGGGACGCGATTTCCTGTATCTCGAGGTTGCGTCGGTCGATCTGCTCAAGCACGTTCCGCATCATGGCGAGCGCCGACGAAACGCCCTGGATTCCCGTCGCGATCGCCGTCGCGGCCGTTGCCTTGTTGATCTTTCCGAGCTGGCGGTTCACGTCGTTGACGCCGCGCACGACGCCCGACGGGTCCACCTCGGCCCGGATGACGGCTTTCATCTCCTTAGCCATTGAGCGACCTCCCGAGCTCCTGGATGCCGCTTCGGACCCATGGGAGCAGTTCGTGGGCAGGCTTGCGCGTCATGGTGCAGGCGATGCAGGAAAGCAGCCACTCGCAACGCTCGAGCGTGGTGAACTCGGTCGCGGCAATGTTGCCGGGCATCGTCATTCGGGTGGCCTCGTCTCCGTTGCGCCAGCGCCGCCGTTCGGCGGCTGAGTAGGGCGCTTCTTCGTGACCTCCGAGAGCAGCCAGTCGGACAGTTCCGCCCGCAGCCGGCCGAGGTCGGTAGCGTCGGCCACAAACGCCGATCCGTCTTCGCATTGAAGGTTTGAAGCGAACCACCACCGATCCGCGCTTGCACGGAGGTAGTCCTCCATGGTGGCCTCGCGGACCAGCACGACGCCAAGCTCGGGATGCTCGACGCGCCGCGTCTTGGCAAAGAGATGGGTCAGGTCCCGCGGCATCAGGCTTCGTCCAGGGACAGGGACCAAATGCCGGGCCCGGTGCCATCGTCGGTGCGCGAAGCGCTAGTGATGTGCCCGGTGATCGTGTATGCGACCGAACCTTGGTCGGTGTAGGTCAGCACGACGCTTCGGTTGACAGCATCTGCCAGGCTGGTCGGGTAGATGTGCGTCCGGAGGCTGTTGTCGGTCGTGCTGTCCTGGGCGAGCATCTCAAACGTCGCCGTCCTGCGGATGCGACCGGGCGCACGCTTCTCGCGGAAGTCTGTAATGGTCGTGACGTCAAGCGATGCGCGCTCGAACGATACGGATACGTTCCGCACCGGAAATGTACTCGCGCCGCCTCCGTTGAAGTTGAGCGTCCCGGTTCCGCCGAATCCAATGATCGTTGCCATGGTTTAGCCTTCCCTCACTTGCATGGTGAGCGAGATGGTGATGGTTCTTTCGGCGTCCTGCTGCCCATCGTCGGGCGACTCGGCACCGGTTGCGAAGCTGATCGTTTCGACGCCGATGCGGCATGAGCTCGACGGCGTGGTCGGCGTGAAATTGGGGTTCGCGCTGAAGTACGCGCCGATGAAATCGGCAATAGTTGCGATCTCGAGCAGATTGTCGCCGATGATCGTGATGGTGGCCTCGATGGCCCAATGCCCCGAAAACGTGCCTGGATGGTGCTGCACGGGCGTACAGGTGCAGTCGTACACGGCGACAGGCGTCGGCGTTCCGGCCACACGCATGGACGCATTGAGCGGCGGGACAGGAGCCGCCGAGGCGCAGGCAGCGCTGGCATAGTCCACGAACGACGTGAGCGCGTCGTAGTAGCTCATGCCAGCGCCTTTCGAGCTTCGACAATGATCTGCTCGGCAACGGCCTCGAACATGGCCTGCGCGGAACGGCGAGCCCACCGAAGCGAGCGATACGAGCCCGGAACGCGCTTGCCGCTGGCTTTGTGCCGGAAACCGCCCTCGAGCAGATGCCAAATTTTTTGCCGATGGCGGGCCCGCTTGGCCGCGTAATCGACGCCGATCTCGAACATGAGTCGCGCACCGGGCCCCGCGCCCATGCGCCTCGGACCGTCGAGCTTGACGGCCGAGGCGATGGCGCGACGGTGGATTCCGGTTCCGTCGTAGTTGGCCGTACGCCACACCGTCGCGAGGGTCTTGACGTATGGCTTCGTCGCCGTCCGAATGGCCCGCCGGCGCACGTTCTCGGCGATGCGGGCGGGCAGGCGCTCGAGCAGCCTGGCGGCCTCGGCGCGGTTGACGGTGACCTTCACCTTGGTGCCGAGGCGGGCCCCGGCGGATGGGCCGCGGATCATGGCACCACCTCGGTGGCTTCGATCTCGAGGCGACGCTGGCGGCCGTCGCGGTCCCAACAGCCTCGAAGGTTGAAGTAGCGGGTAGTGCCGCGGTCCACCCACTTCAGCCGGCTGCGGGTCGTGACGTCAGGATGCCAGGAGGCGAGGATGCGCCAGTCGGTGCGGATGGCGGGCCCGCCGTCATCGACCACGTCGTTCGTCTGCATCTGCTCGGCGTGGCAGGAAATGACGGCGATGTCCGTCCAAGTCTCCGCTGCCTGGCCGAGAGAATCCGTCGTGACGCTGCGATTCTGCACCGTCATGGCGTAGCGCAGCATTCCGGACGGGACGTGGGCCATTAGCCAATTCCCTTCCCCATCATGGCCGAGATGCGGTCCCAGTAGTCACTCGACAGGGTTACCGTATCGTCGCCGCGGCTCGCAACGTGGTGCGTCACACGCTGGAGCAGCGCCATTTCGAGTAGCGGGTTGAGCGTGTTGCTGCCGCAGCTCACGGTCAGGACCAGCGGGTAGGACAGGTCGTCCTCGTCCAGGCTCGCGTACTGGAGCCCGTTGATCGTGACCAGCGTCAGCGTGATCGTGACCGAGTTGTCATCCACGCACGTCACGGCCGTGACCGGCTGCCGGGTGAGAAGTACCAGCTTCTCGGTGTTCGTCGGCTCGACGCCGACGTACTGCGTCCGGGTGACCGGATCGACCACCCATCCGGTGCGCTCTTCGAGCTCGCGAACGGCCGCCAGCCAAGCAATTTCGATGGCCGGATCATCCTCGGTATGAGGAATCCGCGCCCAGCTTCGGAACTTGGCAAGGTCGAGAGGCATCGTGCTCCTTCAAGCAGGGGCGTCGGGGGTGCAGCCCGACGCCCCTGCCGATGGGAGGAGAAGAACCGTCAGGCGTTGGTGACCTGGAGCTGCACGAGCGACTTCACGCGGGTGAAGGCCGAGTTCGCGAACGCCATGCCCTGGAAGATGACGCGCGCCGAGCTGGCAGCGGTGATTTCATCTCGAATCATCCCGATACCGCCCCACTCTCGCACCGAGAACCCGTCGCGGATG